TCATCTTTATAGGTCTTACAGCGGTGATGGCACCACATCATCAACACTGACCTTGCCCAGTTTCCCAGACAATTTAGGCAGTGTGACGTTTGGAGGATCAGGTAATCCCAAAGGACTGATGTTCCATGCCGATGTCACGAATGGGGGATTCAGTGCGGGAGCACCATCAGTGACGTTCAGGATAACAGCAACCTAACAAATAAATAACATTGTAAATTTACAAAGGAGAAACAAATTATGTCAGCGGCATCAAACTACTTAGAAGACAAATTATTAGACCATACACTTAGACAGACGGCTGGAGATTACAATCCACCATCAACTGTGTATGTGGCCCTATTCGCAGACAACGGCACCAACGACGCCGGAGACGCATTAGAGTCAGGAACCAACGCATCAGCCAGCACAGCGAACTGGGGATACTTTGAGATCAACAACGGATCATATGCAAGACAGTCAGTGACTTTCGCGGCGGCGGGAACGACAACAACAGGAACCATTGAGACCAACGCCACGGTATCATTCCCAGTGGCCACTGCCAACTACGACACGGCAGGTTCAACTGGACAGGTTGTGACTCACATCGCCATCATGGACGCCAGCACAGGTGGAAATGTCCTGTTCTACGGAGCATTGACAACATCTAAGACAGTTTCAAGCGGAGACCAATTCACAGTATCAACTGGAAACCTAAGCATCAGTCTCGCTTAATAAAGGAGGACAACTCCTGTGTCAGACACAAAACAATTCGTATACAAAGATGCGAATGGTAACCTAACAACCACGCCAACATCTGAAACTTTTGGTGTCAGTTCTGTTGGATATGGCACACAGATAGTCCCGCCATACGCCACTTTCAGGAAATCATCTCTTACCAATGGACCCAGCGACGGCACTGCTTGGCAGATCACTTGGTATACAGGTTCACCTGAGTTGGCCAAGGCATCAGGTGGAATAAACAGTAGCCAGAGTGGTATCAATAAATTAGTCTGTGATCTTTCACACGGTGATCCAAGATCTGGTTATGACAGTGTTCTGACCGTTGATAAATGTAAGGCGGCAGTGACAGGACAGTATGTTCCAAAATTACAAATACTTGAGGGCAACACAAACACTGGTCATCCGCACTACTACTCAATTGATTACAACGAGAATCTCAGTGGTAGCAATGATTTCTCACAGCAATACAATCTTTCAGATAGGGGCAGTTACATCACTGCAGATGATCCAATGGATGGGTTTGGTGGCGGCACAGTCACCTTCACTTCCACTGGTTCCGCGGTAACGGGTGGTGAGCAGACCCCACACACAGATCTTGGTTGGGATCTAGATATCTACGCACCAGGACAGTCAGGCTGGCGAGGTGCCACTTTTCAAATTGATCCAAGGGTGAATCCCGCAGGTTCACAAGAACCAAGATTATACTTCCTTGGAACAGTGCAGAGAAGTTGGGAAGCCAACCTATTCGCCATTGATGGGGTTGGCAATGATTCAATTGATCCAATATCAGTATCAAGCACATTGACCTGTGAAGCCAATTACAAATACGATATCTCAAAAAATTTATCAACGACAACTGCTGTAGAGGAATTAAGTTTCAATCAAATTTTTGGCCAGTGTGAGATTTCTATCAACAGTGTTTTTGAAAAACAAATCGCATTTAAACTGGGCATAGATCAAGATATCACCACAACAGCGGATTTAATAGCATCTACAGCCAACCTCAAACTGGCTGATGCCACACTGCAGGCCGCCACCACGCAGGCCTCAGATGGCCATGTAATATTTGGCATCACTGATGAACTCACCGCACAGGTGTCAACATCAACATCAGCGGGCCTTATCTACGACATCACGGGTGACTACACCTGGGACTCATTCAACCTCAACAGTTATTTTGAACCTGGCTACTCAATTGACAACTTCGCACTTGACCAGGGTGAATACACCTGGAACTTCCTGGCGGACGCAGATTGGGACAGTTGGCCCGTTTCAACCTGGTTGGGCAACGAGCAGACCTGGGACAACTGGCCGGACGATGTGTGGGAGAAACCCTACATCATTGGCACCGCTGGCAGTCTCATCACCATACCAAGTTTCATACTGGGAGATGTGGTCACTTACACTGGCACATTCACTTTTGACGAGGACTCAGCGTTTGAGCAGGCGTCACAGGCAGGGCTGACCGCACAGTTCACTACCAATTTCACAGCATCGGGCGTGATAGATGTAGAAGCAGACCTATCTGGTGCATTCGCACCATCACTGACTGCCAACATATCATACTCATTAGATGACACACCTATTGTCATAACCGGTGCATTCACACCAGTTTTAACCGCGAATGCGATAACAGACACATTTGCTGACATTGATGTAGCCTTTACATTCGCGGTTGAACCAACATTCAAACCTTCAGGTCAAGCAACGATCACTACCGCTACTGAATTTGATCTTTCTCCAACATTCAAACCTGCTGGGTTCTCCGACATGGTGGCCTCTGCGGGCACACTCACGGTCGGTAGGATCTTCTATTCGGCAGATCCATACAACACCACTAAGATATCACAGGAGATCAGGCGTATTGTGTTGCCGGAAGAAAATAGGCAAACATTGGTAATGGCAGAAAACAGGTTAAATACTATCACACAAGAAACAGGAGACTATCTGGTCCCACAAGAAACAAGGAGTATCAAATTGAGAATACCACCATTCAGTAATAGATTCTCAACTCCAAGAGTAAGGAGTTCACAGTAATGGCCAATTTAACCGGATTTAAAAGAGATAACGATGGCCTCTATATAGAAAAATCTCCAGATGCCAATGTGCAGTATGGTTTAGATTTCACAGACTACCTTAATGCCAGTGACAGCGTCACAGGAGCGACAGTGACCATAGAGACCATATCGGGTGATGCCGCACCATTACAACACCCCACCAACGCGGCCACCGACGTGCTGGTGACCGGAGGCGTTCTGGTCAACATCAGGCTCGAAGGCGGCACGGTCAATAACATCTACACAATCAAGACCACGATAACCACCAACCTTGGTGACACTGATTCGAGATCATTCCGGATCATCGTCAAGGAGAAAACTTTATAATGGACGCATCAAAGAAATCATACAAATTAGACCACGACTTGATATTCAAGTTGGCGTCAATACACTGTTCATACACAGAGATAGCAGAGATAGCCGGCACATCAATAGCCACGCTGGAGAAGAGATTCAAGAACTTGATCGAGAAGGGCAGGGCGGAAGGCAAGAGATCCTTAAGGAGAGCCCAGATGGAGAAAGCACTTCAGGGCGATGTCAGGATGCTTATATGGATGGGCAAACAATATCTAGACCAAGCGGACCAGCCAACCAACGAAGAGAACACAGCACCTCTTCCTTGGGAAGAGAAATAACGGTTGTTTCTACAACCCAAATAACTACATATAATGAAACTATCAGGACCACAACGTGCAGTTGCGGATGACCCGGCCAGGTTCCGTGTCTGTGTGGCGGGAAGAAGGGTAGGCAAGACCACACTGGCCATCAGAGAACTTTGCTACTACGCCCGGGATCCAGGCAAGGTTTGTTGGTATGTGGCACCTTCATACAGACAGGCCAAACAGATAGCATGGATCAAACTTAAAAAAATATTGAAAGACCTACGTTGGGTCAAGAACATCAACGAGGCAGAACTCACAGTGATATTAAAAAACGGATCAAGGATCTGTCTAAGGGGTGCTGACAATCCTGACTCCCTGCGTGGCGTTGGTATAAATTTTCTAGTCTTAGATGAGTGTGCTGATATCCAAGAGAGTGCATTCACCGAAGTTCTCCGTCCCACGCTGTCAGACACCAAAGGCAAGGCCATGTTCATTGGCACACCAAAAGGAATGAACTGGTTCTATGATCTCTACCAGCGGGGTCAGGATCAGACCGAGGAAGAATGGTCAAGTTATCAATACACCACAGTGCAGGGTGGTTGGGTTGACCAGCAGGAGATAGAACAGGCCAAAAGTGACCTCGACAGCAAGACCTATAGGCAAGAATATGAGGCCACGTGGGAATCCTATTCTGGGGTGATCTATAATTTTAGCATGAAAGAAAACGTCAAGAAGATCATACCACCGTTGGACAACAACATAATACACATCGGAATGGATTTCAACCTTGACCCGATGAGTGCAGTGGTCAGTTACATACATAATGATGTGGTAAACATCTTTGATGAGATACAGATCTGGAGTTCGAACACTGACGAGATGTGTCAGGAGATACATCGTAGATATCCAGGCAAGAAGATATTCGTGTATCCGGATCCAGCGTCCAGGGCCAGGAAGACATCAGCCGGAGGCAGGACGGACCTATCAATCCTTCAGAACGCGGGCTTCATTTGCAAAGTGATGCCGAGGCACATGGCAGTCAGGGACAGGATCAATTCTGTCAATGCCAAGTTGTGTTCAGCGTCAGGCAAGCGAGATATCTATATTGACCCCAAGTGCAAGAATATGTTAAATAGCATAGCGAAACAGATTTACAAAGAGGGAACAACTTTGCCTGATAAAACACAAGGATATGATCATTTCACCGACAGTCTTGGTTACAAAATATCATTTTTATACCCAATCAAGACCTTGTATGAGCCAACACCAAACGAAAGATTTGCAGTCAAAACAGGAGTTATAAGATAATGGCCAACTACCACCAAACAACAATCAACGGCAGTGTCAAAGGATTGCCCACACACAAAGATTACGACAACTACATTGACCAATACAGATTCCTAAAGAGAAGTTACCTAGGTGGCAACGAATACAAACAGGGACAATACCTAACAAAATATCAATATGAGTCAGACAGCGAATACTTCAACAGGTTGGATCAATCTGCCGTAGACAATCATTGTAGGAGCGTTTGTCACATCTACAACAGTTTCCTATACAGGCAAGAACCAAAGAGGGATTTCGGTTGGTTACAGAACACACCAGAGATGGAAAATTTCTTGAAAGATTGCGATCTGGAAGGAAGGAGTTGGGATTCATTCATGAGGGAGGCCAATCTACAGAGTTCTATCTACGGACACTGCGTGGTTCTCGTTGACAGACCTGAAATGCAGGTGGGCACAAGGGCCGAAGAATTGGCACAAGACATCAGACCATACGTGACTATCTACACACCAGAGAACGTGTTAGATTGGAAATTCATCCGACAGCCAAATGGGCACTACGAATTAGAGATGGTCAAGTTCCTTGAAGAGGATGACAGAATGTGGGAACAGTCAGCAGAATTTTACGTGAGGACTTGGACCAAAGACAAGATCACACTGGAAGCATTCAACACGGACGAGAAACAAAATTTACAATTGATCAATGAGAGACCAAACACGCTGGGCAAGGTGCCTGCTGTTTGGGTATATGCCAACAGGGGACCAATCAGGGGCATAGGTGTTTCAGACATCAACGACATCGCACAGAGTCAGAGATTCCTTCACTCACTGAACAGTGAGGCGGAGCAGTTGATAAGACTGACCAATCACCCATCACTGGTCAAAACGAATTCAGTGCAGGCATCAGCAGGTGCCGGTGCCATAATAACCATGCCAGAAGAACTTGACGGTAACCTTAAGCCGTTCTTGCTTCAGCCATCAGGTGGTAACCTACAAGCAATCCTAGAGACGATGGAGAACACAGTCAAGTCCATCGACAGGATGGCACACCTTGGAGCGATCAGGGCAGTTGAGACAAGACAGATGAGTGGTCTAGCCATGCAATCAGAATACATGCTCTTGGACGCCAAACTATCAGAGAAGGCCAAGAATCTCGAACTGTCGGAAGAGAACATCTTCAGACTGTTTGGACTATGGCAAGGACAGGCCTGGGATGGTGAAATAAAATATCCCACAGCGTTCCACATCAAAGACAAGAACATCGACATGGAGATCATACAGAAAGCCGCAGTGGCCCAGAGAGACAGTGCGACGGCGACACCAAAGGTCAAAACAATGTTGGACAACAAGATAGTCGAACTGCTGGCAGACGACGATGAAGAAATACAGGAGATGCAACATCCAGTCACCACTCCTGCGAACAGATCACAACACATTCAAGAGATGATAATGCAATCTTACACGGATCAGCAGATCCTACAGATGCATTCAGAAATCAGTCAAGCAGACATAACCGCGGCTAAACAAGAGTTATTAAATTTGAACAATGCATCCACATCTCCAACACAAACACCTACTGATTAGGGCCGAAGTCAATTCGCCACCGCTCAACGATTTCACACAAGAGCGTATGGACGCCGAGATCGCCAGCCTCATCAGAAAGATAGACATGGAGATCCTGTCAGGCCCACACTCGGCCTACTGCCTTGACACTGGCAACCTGGGTTGGAGTTCAACGGCCATAATCACCACCAGTTCAATAACTTTCCATTCTTGGTCAGAGACCGGCGTGATACAGTTGGACGTCTACAGTTGTAAGGACTTCAGGATAAAGGACGTGTTCACTTGGTTGGCACAATTCGACATCGAGAGATTGGATTACAAATACCTAGACAGAGAAAAGGGATTCACAACACTGGCTGATAATCAGTTCAGTGTGTTAGATGCCGCACAATACAATCTACAAGCGGAGAACACGTGATGCAATTTGACAAAGGTGCCACGACATTTGACCTACAGGACACGGAGTTCCATGACAAGTATGAATTGTTTGACAAAATAAAAAAATCGCACGTCAAACCCTATAGGGAAGAGCGTGACTTGACCTGTGACAGTGATATAAGGATCAGTGTCAACTCACACTACCGATTATGATTAGGAAACTATACAGATTACCAGAGGAGACGGCCAGGCACAGGCAGATGAAACAGTTGTGCCTCGACTACTTCACACACTACGAGAAATTGATGAAGCATCCAAGCAAGACCAACGCCACACGTGCCAGGAAGGCCTGTGTGTTGTTGAAGAGGGTGGCTCACGCCAGGGGCGTTGAACTGCTGGACTTGTATGCCCCATCAAGGAACGAGGGCAGACCCGAGAAGTTCCCAACCAAGCACAGGATCAAGGAGGATCACGATGGACAAGAGAAAGAAAAAGAACAAAGGATCTAAGTCTGGCAGAAGAAAACCCAGTGGCAGACGTAGATAGCAAAGACATTGAGAAATGGATCAGACAGGTTGTTATCAAAACTCATAAGGCGAGTAAACAGCCTGTCTGTCCGTTTGCAAAAAGAACATTCGAAGATCGCAAGATACAGATCACGCCTGCGACGCCAAATGTGTTGGCTCAGATTGATCAGTGTTGCGATCTTTTTAATGTGCTTAATCTCGATATTGTTATTTTCTATTTCAACGAACCGATAACAGAGCGTAAACTGGCCAGCATATGCAGACGTTCTCACAAGAACAATCCCAACAGTGCCATCCTGTATGACCATCCTGACAATGACGGCCTACACAAAGGCGTGTCTTTCAGTTTCCAGAAATGTCCGTTGATAATGGTGCAGGATCTAAATAAATTGAAAAATGCACAACAACGATTACGAAAAACTGATTATTATCTGTCTTGGGGTCTTGACCCTGATAGTAGTATGTTCTACTAACAACGGATAAATATGATTGTGAGCATATCCTAATCACGTATTAACAACAAGGAGGACTACGATGAGTCAAGAAACATCGCAAGACACGGGTCAAACTGCCACTGTGGCACCAGATCAAGTCTCTAACACAAACACCACACAGGACACAGCGGACAATCAACCCGCGAAAGTCTATACGCAGGCGGAACTTGATGCTGTGGCGGCTGAAGTAAGAAGAAAAGCAGAAGCCAAACTCGCAAAGAAGTTTGAAGGTATAGACGTTGAGCACTACAAAACTCTCACTGCCAAAGAGGAATCTGAGAAGATATCCAAGGCACAGGAGAAGTCGGAGTTCGAGAAACTGTTGAAAGAGAATGCTGAGAAGTTTAACAGCAAGATCTCATCACTCACTTCTGAACTGACAAAGATCAAGGTGGATGGAGCATTGATAAATGCCGCGTCAACCAAGAAAGCGATCAATCCAGAACAAGTCGCGAGACTGGTCAGGGAGAACATCAAGATGTCAGACACGGGAGAGGTTGAGGTCATTGATCTTAAAACAGGGCAGACCAGATACACTGACAATGGTGATCCTCTGAACATAGACGGGTTGGTAGAAGAATTCTTACAATCAAACCCACACTTTGTTACAGCAGGACAACCGGGAGGTGGTTCTACATCGAACACTGGCACGGCTGGTGCGAAACAGATAGATGTTGAGAAACTGGACTTCAACAATCCAGAACACAGGAAGCTCTACGCAGAACATCGTAAAACAATGGGCTTGTAGGCTAACCTTAACAACTAACAATAACAAAGGAGAACCATCACAATGGCTCTAACAAACACAACAACACTGGCAAATTTATTGCCATCAATCGTTGCAGAGGCGTTATACCAAGCATCTGAGAAATCTATCATGAAAGGTCTAGTTAAGAACTACACATTAGCACCTTCAAGTGGATTAACAGTGAACGTGCCGATCTACGCAAAACAAACGGCGGCGGGTTTAACAGAAGCAACGGCTCCAACAGCAACAGCAATCACTCCATCAACAGCGGCTCTAACAGTATCAGAAGTAGGTATCAGAGCAACTGTTTCAGATCTTTCAATCCAAGCATCAGCGTCTAACGTTGTTGCGGACATTGGAAAATTATTTGGTGAAGCGATAGCAAGAAAAATGGACTCTGACCTAATGGCTAACTTCAACAACTTCTCACAAGTGGTTGGCGGAGTAGGCGAAGGTGCAAGTCCAACAGCGACACCGGCTATGTTATTCCAAGCAATCGCTAAGATCAGATCTCAAGGTTACGACACATCAAACGATTGTGCGATCGTGTTACACCCGAACATCGCTTACGACATCGCATCAACTCTTACTTCAACTTTTGCGGCTCCGGCTTCAGCAGTTGGTAATGATGCTTTGAAAAATGGCTTCATGGGCACACTAGGTGGGGTTCCAGTATACCAATCATCTTTAGTTCCATTAGCAGATGGTTCAACTGTAGGTGACTATGGTTGCGGTATCTTCCACAAAGAAGCAATTGGTTTAGCAATGATGCAAGACATCAAGATCGAATCTCAGAGAGAGGTTACATTGAGAGGTTTTGACATCATGGGAACTGCTGTATACGGAACAGGTGAGTTACAAGACTTGGCTGGCGTAAGAGGATCTTTTGATTCTTCAATCGAGTAGTCCCGACAACTAAGGAGGCGACCCCTCAGTCATTAAAAAGCCCTGTGGAAACATAGGGCTTTTTTTTAGACCGCCCGCGATACAGCGATGCGGTAAATAATCGTGTAGAGAAGGACTCTACCAGAAACTAATAAGAAGGACTTGTAGCATGCCAACATTCGCCACAGATGCAGATCTATTGGAATACGAACCCCAAATAAAACAATTTGGAATTTCCGAATACACAACAGAACACGAGAAGACTTACGAAGACATCGTCCGTCTACTGAATATAAGATGGTTCCCAACCACTGATTTTGGTCGTTATGATCTCACCATATCAAGCACGACACAATTGAAGTTAGACACCACCAAACTTGACCCAAGTCAGTTTGTCAGGGCCGCGGTTTATCACACACTGGCCTACTACATCTATCCGAAATTATCAACTTTCGAAGAAACAGATGTTTTCACGAACAAGAGGGTATATTACAAAGAAAAATTTGAAGAAGAGTTTGATTTGATCCTCAGGGCTGGCGTTCATTACGACATTGACAGCTCAGGCACATACGAGGACGGGGAGAAAAAATCATTTTATAACGGTAGATTGATCAGATAATGTCAGCCAGAGAAGATATAGCAAAAAACATCATAGAACAGTTGCAGAACATGACTGACCCAGCACCGGGCAAGGTGTCCAGGGTTGACTTCGAGGTCACCAAACTGGCCATCACACAGTTCCCGGCCATATTAATGGTGACTGGCAACGAGATCAGGGAAGACATATCAATGGGCCTTAGGGAGAGCACACTGCAATACCAACTCAAGTGTTACGTCAGGGGCACGGAGATAGACACCCTTAGGAACGAGATCGTGGAACGTATAGAAGAAACACTAGAACTTTCGAGGAACAGGGACATAACATCAAGCGTGGACAACATACACAACGTCACCACAAGGATAAGTGGAGTAGACGTGATCGAGAGGGCACTGCCTTTGGGCGAAGTCATAGTGACCGTGGATGTGATCTACAGATACAAAAAAGGAGTGCTATAATGGCGATTCAAATGTATAAAGGAAAAGTTTCAGAGATAGTTGACAACAGAGATGTGCGTCAGCATCTGGAAGATGGTTGGACTTTTACACAAAAGTCACAATCAAAGGAAGCATTCAAACACGGCAAGGACAAGATCACTGCCGAGGGCGAAGTTAAATCAACAGATCTTCCAAAAGAAGATCTAAACAACAAGGAGAAGTAAGATGGCTACAAACACAGCAACTTACACAGGTGAACTGGGCGTGGTGAAATACGACGTTTCAGGAACAATGGAAGCGGTAGCAGAAATCCGTGGTTTTACCATAGACCAGGAACAGGCTACTTTGGAAAACACGGTAATGGGAGATGCCGTAAGAAGTTATCTTCCAAGTTTATCACAATTTTCAGGATCACTGGATGTGTATTTCAGAGATGACGACACCGCGGCCAACGCCTTATTCGCAGGCATAGGTGCAGGTGCGGCCAGCATCGAAGTATACCCATCGGGTATTTCAACTGGTGTAAAACTTTCTGGAGACGTCATAATAACAGGTTTCTCAATCTCGTCAAATTTTGACGGCATGGTCGAGGCCTCTGTTAGTTTTCAGGGGGTAAAAGACAGTTCAGGAAACGGTTTGACTAAAACAAATTTATAATCTATTTTGTTAAAGGTCAAATTGATAAACGCCAAACAGGCAATCGCTGGTCTCAGACGTGATATAGATCAGGAGGTCGCCTCAGTGGCCAAGGACACTTTCCAGACACTGGAAAGATATACTCCAAAAAGATCTGGTCGTGCTAGATCCAATTGGAGGTTGACGGGATCAAAAGGAGAATTCAGGGCAACCAACAAAACTCCTTACATCGGACGTCTTAACCAAGGCTACTCAAAACAATCACCTCGTGGTATAACACGACCTGCCATTAGGGAAGTTCTAAACAAAAGGAGTTAGAAAATATGTCTTCAACAATGAAGAAAATAAACGAACACTACAGATCAGCGATCGGTGGTGAAATGATGAAAATAAACGTTCCTGAATGGGATATGGATATCTATTGTAGGAAAACCTATCCCTTCAAGGACGAGGCTAGAGTGGTTGAATTACAAGCCAAAGGCAAGACGGTGGAAGCCCTTGTTGAAAGTTTGGTGATCAAATCACTTGACAAAGACGGTAAAAGAATCTTTGCGGATCTGGACAAGACCTCACTGATGCATGAAGCCGATCCTGCCGTTATCACAAAGGTTGCAGGTGCCATCAACAACTTCGAGCAGAGGGTTGATACGGAGGCACTCGCAAAGGAATAAAGACCGGCGGTGATCTGAGGTTCTTCCTTGTTTTGGCCGACAGACTGAAAAAGTCTGTGGCGGAAGTGCTTGAAATGACAACGCTGGAATTAGATCTCTGGGCCGCCCTTTATCAGGTGGAACAGGCTGAAGCAAAACGCAGTGCTATGAAACAAAAGAGGAGTAGATAGATGGCAGACAAGGCCAGGATAGATGTAGATGTAGTTGTTTCGAACCAGAAGAGGATCGCACAACTGGAGAGAAGCCTCGGCAGGGCCAAGACCGCTACACTCGGTCTGGGCTCGGCGGCCAAGATAGCCGCAACGGCATTTGCCGCCATTGGTTTCACAAGGCTGGTAGGCAATGTGGTCAACACCATCAGACAATTCCAAGATCTAAGACAGACACTTATAACCATAGAGGGTGACGCCCAAAAGGCGGCGGAATCTTTTGATCTAATCAGAGAATTCACCGCGGGCACCACTTTCCAATTGGGTGAGGTGACCAATGCGTTCATCACATTCAAGAATGCTGGACTGAACCCAACCGCAGACTTTATGACCAATATTGGTAACATTGCCGCGGGTATGGGAAAACGTATAGATGAAGTGTCCCAGGCAGTGTTCAACGCCACCACAGGTGAATTCGAGATGCTCAAACAGTTGGGTATCAAGGTCAAGACTGAAGGTGACAGGCTCACGGTAAATTTCAGGGGAATTGCCTATGACATAGCCAACGATGGTCAATCAATCATTGATTTCTTGAGTGAGATAGGTAGGGTTAAATTTGCCGGATCTATCGAGAGACAATCACAGACACTGACTGGTGCCATTTCCAACATGAAAGACGAATTCGCCATCTTGGCCAACGAGATTGGCGAGGGTGGATTGACTGACGCACTTACACAAGTGACCAGAGATATCATTTCTCTGACCAAGGAGAACAAACACCTGGCCAGGGAACTGGGTGAGAATCTCGGTAAAGCGATTCTGTTCGTCAGAGACAATTTTGAATTATTGACCAAGGTATTGGCCGCATTGGCATTGGGATCATTGATAGCCAGTTTTGGAAGATTGGCCACAGGCATAACTGCCTTGACCACGGCTATCAAAATAATGACGGTGGCGGCGAGGGCCAACCCAATCATCGCGGGAGCGTCGCTGTTGGCGGCGGGCGTGGTATTGGTCGGAGACAAGTTTGGTTGGTTTGGTGGCAAGACCGACGAGGTCACAGAGGCAACCCACAAAAACACCAAGGCGTTGTTCACCAGCGATGAGGCATACACGCAATTCACTGCCACGGTTGAACAGGCCACACAAACGGTAGATACCAACAGCAAGGCATTGTTCACCAGCAATGATGCTTATAGAATGGCCACCGCAGAGATCGCCACCAACTCGGAGGAGATAAAAAAGAACACCGGATTCAAATACGACAATGCCATAGCCACTGGATCACAGAACAAGGCACAAGAAGATCTAATAAAAAATATGAGGCAGAAATATGAGGAGGTGTTGTTATACAACGAATCTGAACTGGAAGCCAACCTCAGAAAAGAACAAGAAGAGAGGAACCAGCAAGAAGCATCGTTGGCAATAGGGGCCATCAACTACGAGGAATATGAAAAGGCCTTGACCTCCATAGCCTTGAAATATTCCAATCAGAGAGCCCAGATCCAAGCACAAGCATTAGAAAAAGAGAAACAGAGAAGAGACAACAACCTGACCGCGATAAAACAGGGCAATTTCAAAAACCTTGACCTCACCAAAGCCACACAGGAGGAGATGAAGGAGATCGCCGTCACGCAGGGACGTCAGACTCTAGACATATTGGCATCACAGAACAAGAAATTCTTTGAACTGCAGAAGGCGGTCAAGATCGCTGAAGCCATACAGAACACCTACTTGGGTGCCACCAAAGCATTCGCACAGGGCGGTATATTTGGATTCATCACAGGAGCACTGATAGTGGCCGCAGGTATGGCACAGGTCAACGCCATAAGATCACAACAGTATCCTGGTAGGAAATTTGGTGGCCAGGTCATGGCGGGTCAATCATACAGGGTTGGGGAATCTGGCGAAGAGACGTTCACACCCAGTTCCACAGGCATGATTACACCACACAGCCAGTCCGGCGGACGAACAGAGGTCAATGTCAACTTCAACATCAACACAGTGGATGCTTCCAGTTTCGATAACCTATTGGTAGAAAGACGAGACACCATCGTTGGTGTCATAAATCAAGCACTAAATGAAAACGGTCAAAGGAGTCTAGTATAATGAGTGGATCACTTTCAACAAATTATTTCCAAAATGCAACAATTACAAGTGAGACAACCACGAGGATAAGTGAAAGTCTCAGTGGTATAACGTTCAGGAGGGCGGTTGGTGCACAGCACTGGCTGATGACCCTTGGGACCAAACCTTTGGATAGGGCAGAACAGGGAGAACTATTTGCTTTCCTTGCCAAGCAAGAAGGTATGTTTGGCAATTTCACAGTAGTGCCACCCATATATGGATCCACCAGAAGCACCAATGCCACTGGCACACCCACAGTGACACAGACCTATGATGCTGGTTTATCCAGTGTGCGAGCCAACCTAGGTGGCGGCACCCTACACGCGGGTGATTTCATAAAATTTTCAAACCACGACAAGATATACATGTTGACCGCGGATGTCAATCAAGATCTAAGTTCAGAGGACACTTTCGAGTTCACCCCTCGACTGGAACACGAAGTTGACAACACTACCACCATCATCTACAACAATGTGCCGTTCAAGGTCATGCTGATGACTGACCGTTTGACTACAACGACAGCCGTGGATGGCACGAGTGTTATTGAAATACAAGTAGCAGAGGACCATTAATGCCTAGGAATCTTTCGTCAGGATTGATAACATCATTATCAGGCAGGCAAATTCGCGTTGCCGACTTGATCGAGATACACCTGAGCACGCCAATCTATTTCAACACCAGTTTCGTAGATCTCACCTATGACAGTGTTTCAGCACCCGACGCCGGGGCGAACACCTATCTGGCACAAGGTCAATTCATTGGATTGGGCAACGTGCAGGAGACCAAGGACCTCAAGATTGGAACAATGAACATCGCCTTCACGGCAGTGGACTACACCACACTGGGCTATGTGTTGAACAATGAATACATTGACCGGCGGGTGGTTGTATACAGGGCCGTGTTGGATGACAACTATGCCATAGACAGCACCAAGGTTTTCCAATACTTCGACGGCAGGATAAAAGATTTCAACATCAGTGAATCTAAAGAAACTGCCACACTTGCTTTCAACGTTGGCAGTCAGTTCGCTGATTTCGCCAAAATTTCTGGTAGGAGGACCAACAGCGACAGCCAACAGAGATTTTTCAGTGGAGACGTGGGTTTCGAATTCTCACCACAGATACAAACAGACATAAAATGGGGTAGGACGTAATGATAGTGGATGACATCAGGGCAAGGAGAATAGGGGCAAAAGACATCATTCAATTGTTTGCATTGTGTAAGATGTCCTTGTTGGAGAGGGGTGTTGAGAAAATCCGTGATGACATATTGATGACTCAGTTGAAAAACGGTTTGGTCAAGCGTTTCCAAAGTTTTGATTATGGACTGTTCAAGATGAATACCTTGATAGGTTATGTTTTCAGCGATGTGTCCTCGAGGTCACACAATGACAATGGTTCGGCCATAGTTGAAAGTGTGTATTTGTCACCTGAGTTCAGGACCGTGGAAAATTATTGTAAATTACTGCGATGTATGACTGACTTGATGGCAAAACTACAAATCACGGACATAAAAACCACGGACAATTGGACTTTGAGCAATGACTGTGAGATTTTTGAACAGGCAATCAAGATAATGGGCGAGCCAACCACAATGTATAGGATTCTGCCATAATGCCCTTCCATAAGAAATTTTTTGATAAACTAAAAGATTTTGTTGATGATGCCATAGATTTTGTCACTGACACGGTCAAGGCGGTTGTTGACATAGTGGCCGCACCTTTCGCCATGCCTGACATGGGTGGCGGTGATGGCACAGGAGCACAGGTAAATCAACAGATCCTAGGTCCATTGTTGAACAAGGATTCGGGTGTTGGCAACATACCGGTGATCTATGGTGAACGTAGGGTTGGCGGTTATCGTGTGTTCGTTTCAACCAATGGCACGGACAATGAATACCTTTATGTGGCTTTGGCCATCTGTGAGGGACAGGTAGAAGGCATAGACAAGATTTACATCGACGACGAGGAAGTGGCGGTCAGCAGTTACGCCCACGGGGTCGAGGGATCACCAAGTTCTGGTCCGTATCAGGATAGGTTGATCACACAATTCTTCGACGGCAGGGACGACCAGACCGTCTCGTCATTGTTGGACGCGGCACCAGGTTGGGGTTCGAACCATAGATTACGTGGCGTTGCCTACCTAGCGTGTAGATTTAGGTGGAAGAAGATAGAGAACCAAGAGGACGCCGACAACAATCCTTACAGGTCAGGCATACCAAAGATACAGGTGCGGATCAAGGGCAGGAAGATATTCAACGTGCTCACAGGTTACACACAGGATTTTCAAGGCGGTATCACCAATGCCACCAACGCTGGTCCAAGTGGGACAACCAACACAGTTGGAAACACTTCCAATTATGCCAGCGGCACCAACGTTACAAGACCACCGCAAGGTTCAGGAGAGTCATACTTGGGCAGTGTTTTCGTTACCACAACGGAAGCCAATGCAGTGTTGAAAATAAATTGTGTCAACACCGCCAGTGCCAGGGACAATAGTTCTGGTGATTTTCTCACGGTTGTGTCACATTATCAAGTGTATAAATCTGGCAGTCCAGGACAGACAATCATCAATTCAAACACTGATGGTAGGCCTTATAATTCCGCTACAACAACTGATAGCACGCCGGCCACTGTTTATATTAATGAAGAAGTGGTGTTGCCATCTATTGGCACTTATGAAATATATTTCAACTCGTTCGTTGGGCCTTCTGATTGGTTGAAGGCACAGGGACCAGATCCTTGTGGATCGATTTCTTGGTCTGTTGAACTACCGACCACCAGCACTTTGACACACACAACCACTTATGACAATGAAACAGAGGTATACAACAACAACCCGGTCAACGTATTGGTGGACTACCTTAGAAATCCCACCTACGGAAAAGGACTGAGCAATGACTACTTCGACTGGGACAGCATTGCATTGGCGGCACAGCAGTGTGATCAGACGGTGCCATACACCACATCAACCACGGGCAAATTCAGTGTGTTTGACGGAGTGCTGGAGACTTCGGAGAGCCTACTCAACAACGTGAGGAGTATCTTGGCCAGTTTCAATGGCATGATGCCATACCAAGCGGGACGATATTTCTTGAAACTGCACCACGGAGGCAATCTCGCAGACATCGATGCCGCACCAAATCCACCACCGGTTGTGCAGATAATCAACGAGGACAATCTGATCGGCGGATTGAAGATACAGGGCGAGAGCAAGAAAGGCAAGATCAACCAACTGCGTGTGACCTACACGGACCCAGACGCGGACTACCAACCCAACGACGTTTTCTGGCCAGACTCGGGTAGCAGTGTGTATAGCACATACCTGACCGAGGACAACAGCATACCGCTTGACAAACAGTTGGCAATGCCACACTGCACCAACAGGGAGAGGGCACTGAACATAGCGGAGACCTTGGTCAAGACCAGCCGTAACAAGATGGTTGTGCAGTTCAGCACCACTTCAGCGGTCACCAACGTCAGCGTGGGTGATCTGGTCAGCATACAGAACAAGAATTTGAATTTCAGTGGCATCTTCAGGATCGAGAGCATGAACCTCAACGCATCTGGTGATCTTGGATTCGTGGCCACCGAACACAACCCCAATGACTACGTGTTGGACGGACACGCGGCCGCGGCCGCCAAGCCAACAATAAATCTACCTAATCCATTGTTGGTCTCAGCACCAACCAACTTGACCGTCACACAGAGCACCGCCTTGAGCGGCAGTGGATACACGGCCGACGAGCAACTGGACATCACCTGGACGGCATCCACTGATCCATTCACCACCGAATACATAGTGCAGGTCAAGAGGGCCGCGGATTCCACTTTCTACACCATAGGAATAACCAATGACACCGAATTCCTTTGGGGACCTGTCAGTTCCGGTGATCAATGGGACGTCAGGGTGGCGTCACGTAATGAGTTGGACAGGCGGAGCGACTACGCCACGGTGGCAACATACACGGTGACCTAATGCCACAGGACAGATTCCTCCGACTACTGAAGGCACACGGAGAGTGGCGTTGTGAGGTGGGCAGGGCCAAGGGCAAAGGCACGGTGAAATGTGCTGGTGGACCCATACACAGTTGTCGCTTTGAATTCCGTCCCCGGATCAAATCACACACACACGCACTCACAAGGACTGACAGGGCACACTGACAGTGATCAGCACCTGATCAGCCATACACAGGGCTCTGTGTGCGTTTATAGGTGTGTTATTCCGCGGATCTAGGTGGATCCCATACAAACACGATTGGCGTTTTTGGTCCAGACCTGACCCGACCAGATGTGGTCTTAATCATTTTTCTCTTGACTTTCTTTCGGCTCCTTTTCAACCTCTTGAGCCACTTCTTGGTGAGGGCCTCCACGTCGCGGGTGCCATTACGCCTCATCTGATCTTGTTTGGCGATCTTGGTCCAATTGAAACCGCGTGCCATTACAGCACATCATCCAATCTCACGCCAACGCTGGTCTTCAACACGGTGTTGGCCGTGCCAGTGGCTATCATGCCGTGTTCCCGCTGTCGCTCTGACAGGTAACCCGCTTCACCTTTGAGCGGCACGATGATCTTGTGATCATTCGCTATCACTATCACGGTGTATCTGTGGGCCTGCTGTTCATCGACCTTGATCACGCTGAGATCCTTGACCGTGTCTCCCTTGCCCTGTTTGTAGCCTGGCAGGTAGCACTTGCTGGCCCAGATGTCAGTGGCACGGTAGCCCGCGTTCCTCAACTGCTGTCTGGTCTGACGGACCAACTCGTAGTGAGGTGCGGCCCATTCCTCTGCGGTCAGGTTCCTACGGAAATGTGTCCATGGTGAATTCAACAACGCCCTGAAGTTCTTGATCTGGTGCTTCTTACACACCGCGATGTTTAACTTGTGCCTTGCCTCACCGGTCTTGGTCTCCTTGTCGAACAGGTCCAGTTTGACCCAACTCCAGTCAGCGGGCAGGTCTTGGCTACAATGGTTGATTTTCTCTGCCTTTCCCTCCTTGACGGAGTCAATCTCCTTTAGTGATCGTCCATCAGGAACGATCTTTAACTTGTGTTTATTTGTTGTTATTATGTTGTTAATGTTGTTATTGTTTGTCGCCATAATCTCTCCTTTTTTTTATTATATACGCCAAGAACCCATGAGGTCAAGCCCTTTGTGAGTAAATATCCATGTCCGGATGTGAAGACACTCCTTGCACGTGTGACTTATAAGGCACATCTGGTCAACCGGGACCTGCATTGTCTGTATTGTTTTGCCATAATCCTAACGAGTCAGGTCCCATTTCCCCTAGTAGATCTCACGCACAGGTTGTGCGACACCCCTAAAAACCCCCAAGATATGCCGCTTTTCTGACGGTTGACGCACGACCAACACGTGCTACAATGTAGTATGAACAACAAACAAGGGAGAAAACAAATGAACACATTCAGACCAGACCAAATGCGGGAGATCTACGATTATCAGTATAATGATATGACGCAGACACACGCACCCGTGGGCCAGCACCATTTCAGTGTGTTGACCCCCGGACACGAATTCTACAAAGACGTCAGAGAACAGATAATGCGACAGGTGGGCGTGGCAATCAGCCGTAATCTCGCACCAGACCAATCCAGCGTGTGCCTGGTGATGCCGACATGGCTACCCAACGCCAATTGGTTGGGTGCCTTCTCGTGTGTGCCAGACGAAGACCATGACGTGTTCAGTGAATACATCGATCTAATGGACAACCCACAGGAGGTCACGCAGATCAACCTCATAAAGATCAACCTGGGCAGATTGGCCGATGTGGACGAGGACGAGAAACTGACGGACATCATCGAACACGAGACGTGGCACATGATAGACCAGATGGGTAATCACAGCAACATCAGGAACATGACACCCCTGGGTGTTGACCAACAACGGGCCCAGAGCGCCGGCGAGATTGCATTCCAACGAGAGGTGGGCTACAACCCCCTTACTGGCGAGACCCTGAGGAGCCCAACAGCCGCGATCGTGTGGAGATCAATGACGGCGGAGTTGGACCAATGGCGTGCCTACGCCAACCATGGTAGCGAATGGTTCGTGCATGAACAGATGTGCAGGACACGGGGCATGACACCAGGCACACTGGAGGGCTACTGCACCACACACGGCCTGCTCCAGAGCATACTGAACCTGATCCGCCACCATGAGCTCACGGGATCGCCCAGATCACAACTGCGGGGGGTATGGCAGAAACAGGTATGGCCGCAGATCACACACAGCAGACCGAAAATCCGTCAGAAATTACAGGATCAGGACATGGCGTGGCTGTTGCGTTAGGTTGACGTATTACCAACACGTGCTACAATGTAGTATGAACAACACAACAACAAAAGGGAGAAAACACAATGGCAAGAACAATAACATTCCGGGTTGAAGATGACAGTGGCAAGCCTGTTGAAAAGGTGAGATCACTGGCCTGGATCAAGCAATACATCAAAAGAGACTACGAAAGGGACACGGGTCTCAACATTGGTGCTTTCAGGTGTGAGCACACAGACGATTCAGAGATAACCTGTCGTAACAGCAAGAACCAGAAGATGGTGTGGCACTTTGGAGGTTTCGATGGCTATGAGGTGTTAGAGCCAGAGGTTTTGGAGTGGGAGCCAGCCTAATTGGCTCGAGGATACACTCCATTGCGTCAGCATTTGCGTTAGCCGTAACACAGAGTAGAAGTGCTACACGGCACACTATAACAGGAGTATTAGAGCCGTATGACAAGGTGGTCGGCCGACCT